TCCCAATTCTTATATTGATGCTTTTATTAAGTATGGTCAGGTTTTCTGATTTTGTAACACATCATTGACAAACCTACAAAGGAAATGATACAATGCCTGTTTATAAAAATGACAAGCTTAATACTTGGTTCTGCAAGTTTTACTATAAAGATTGGCAAGGCATCCGCAGACAAAAAAAGAAGGAAGGGTTCAAAACCCAAAAAGAAGCAAAAGCTTTTGAAAGAGAATTTCTGAACAAGGCACATGCAAGTGTTGATATGACTTTTGGAAGCTTAGTTGAACTATATATGGAAGATTGTCAAAGTCGATTAAAGCCAACCACACTTGAAAACAAAAAGTATGTTATTAATTTGAAGGTCTTACCTTACTTCAAGGATATGCCTATAAATACCATTGAACCATCAACGGTTAGGAAATGGCAGAACGAACTTCTTTCACATGAAAACAATTATAGCCAAACATATTTAAAAACAGTTAACAATCAACTTACTGCTATATTTAACTATGCAATAAAATACTATAAGCTACCTTCAAATCCTGCAAGAATAGCTGGTTCTATGGGGAAGAAAAACGCTGATTCTATGCAATTTTGGACTGTTGATGAATTTAACAAATTCATTCCTGCTGTGGAAGATAAAATTGTGTCAAAAGTGGTTTTTGAATTAATGTTTTGGACTGGTATTAGAGAAGGTGAGCTATTGGCACTCACATTCAATGATTTTGACTTTAACAATCAAACAGTTAGTATCAATAAAAACTATGCCAGAATGAAAGATGTGGATTTAATACTTGAACCCAAGACACCAAAAAGTAAGAGGGTCATTACAATACCACCTTTTCTGTGTGACCTCATTAAAGAATTTGTTTCCAAGCTTTATGATTATAAACCTGATGAAAGGTTATTCCAGGTTACAAAATATTATCTTCACCATGAAATGACTAGGGGATGCAAGAAAAGCAGCGTGAAAAGAATCAGAATTCATGACATCAGACATTCACATGCTTCATTATTGATTGAAATGGGATGCAATATACTGCTTGTATCGGAAAGGCTTGGTCATGAGGATGTTGAAACTACCCTTAGAACTTATGGTCATTTGTACCCCAATAAGCATAGTGAAGTAGCTGACAGACTTCAAACACTAAACGAAAAAATCTTAAAAGAAAATGATGAAGATAAAAAGTAGTACGTTCTTAGTACGATAGACAAAAAAATATCCCGAAAGTCCTGCATTTGCAAGGCTTTCGGGGTTTGTTTTGTTTATTCCCACTCGATAGTTGCCGGGGGCTTACTTGTGATGTCATAGACGACACGGTTTACATTATCAACTTCATTTATAATACGGCTGGATACCTTTTTTGTGCAATATGCATAAAGAAATCAAAAAGCAAATTTTAAAAATTTTAAAGTACAATTATAATATATTCTGTATAAACCGCATTAATAAGCCATTTTTTGAATTATGTGTAGGTTTGTATATAGTAGGAAGACCACTTTGTTTTTTCTAACGTAGGTGGCTTCCTTGTAGCAATATTTATAGTCTATCACACTTTTTCAATATTATCAATATTCCTACTAACCGTTTTATGTATTATTAGAATAATAATAGTTAAATATATTCTTTCGATTTCAAATTTCCACCGTATGAAAACAGCGTATCAACTACCCTTTTTCACTATAAAAATAAATTGCATAAAAAATGTAAACCCATCCGGATATTATTAAAGCACAATAAAAATTGCATAAAAAGAAGAGCAGCCTAAACTGTTGTTTAAGCCACTCAATAATTATCGTTTATATAAATCTTGCAATATCTGATTAGGTAATTCGTCTACAATAGATTTAGCTAAAGGACAATCCTTGCAATTATTGTTCTTTGCCAAAATATTTATAATTGCTTTTATCAAGTTTTCTTGAATAATTTTTTTCATGTCATTGTTCATAATTTATTTACCTCTTACCAACTGGTAATTTTCTGCGTTGCTAAAAGTGGAAGATCATTGAAGCTTTGTTCTATCTCATTTCTAAGCTCATCAACTTGATCTTTTGCGATTTGTTTTATTTTATTTATTGAATTATTATCAGCATTGCCGCTTACAGTAATATCACCTAATTTTATATTCAAATTAATTGGTGTACTGCTTTTCATTGCATATCCAGAAGATGATTGATTAATTACATTTGGTTTTAATCCGCTAAATTGACGGTTAATATTTGCGCCTACATCAAAATTAAAGCTTGTAGGAATAGCACTTTGCATCTGTTTTGAAACTTTTGTCATACCAGTTACGAAGCCAACACCCAAGCCTTCAGCCAAATACTCACCGACTTCATCACGGAACAAAGTAGATGGTGAATGAATTCCCATTGCATTTTTAACACTTTTTAATAATGAATGAGCAGCATCTTTAATTAAATCACCAATTGCAAATACACCATTTTTTATTCCTTCTGCAATTCCAGTTATAATTTGAAGACCTACATTACCCCAATCAACTTGAGTAAAACCAGTAATAATAGCATTTATAATTTCTGGTAAAGCCTTAATTATAGATGGAATAGCAAGGGGCAATCCGGTTGCGAGCGCAACGATCAACTGAATACCGGCATTTATTAATTGTGGAAGATTATCTAATAAAGCCTTTGTAATAACAGGAATTAATTTAATTGTTGCCTGTATTAATTGCGGAATGGAATTTGTAATACCAATTATCAAACTACTCAGAAGTTTAATTCCTGCGGTTATAATTAAAGGCAAATTTTGTATGAGTGTATTAGATACATTTTGAATCAATACAGGAAGCATTGCTATCAATTGTGGGGCAATTTGATTCAAACCATTTAATAATCCCATAAACAGTGTTACAGCACCATTAATTATTACTGGTAGCAATACAGGTATCTGAGGTAATAATCCTTGTATTAAGCCTGTAAAGCCTTGTATTAGAACAGGCAAAATTGTATTGATAGCAGTCGGCAAAGTTGCTGATATGGCTGTCACACCACTTATAATAACCGCATTAAAACCGTTTAAAAAAGTTGGTAATTGAGTTGCAAATCCAGTAATTATCTGATTTGTCCCTGATATTAAATCACTGGTCAATTTTGACTGTGTTTCAGTCATATTTTGACCACTAAATAAACCAGCAATTGATCCCGTAATAGATGGAAGAAACTGATTAATAACATTAACCGAAGATGTCAATGAACCGGCAAATGTTCCAGCAAGTATATTACCAGCTTGTCCTGCACTGGATTTCATAACATCTAAACTGTCTCTAAAGCCATTTACATTATCAAGTGCTTTTTGTGATAATATTAATCCTGATTTTTCTGCACTGTCACCTAACTTTTTAAGGTCATCAGCACCACCTAAAATTAATGGGTTTAAATCCTGTGCTGATTTTCCAAATATCTGCATAGCAAGGGCATCACGCTGAGTGCTATTTTCAATTTTACCGAGAGCTTTGAAAGTTTCATTCATAACATCTTGATTATTTCTTAACTGTCCATTTTGGTCAGTAACAGAAACACCTAATGTTTTAAACGCTTCTGAAGCCGCTCCTGTTCCACCTTGTGCACTTGCCATATTACGAGTAAGTTTTGCCATTGAGCCTGTAAGTGTTTCAAGCGGAACATCTATAATATCACTGGCATATTGGAATTTTTGTATTTCAGAGGTTGAAAGTCCTGTCTGTTTTGACAAAGTATTAATATCATCAGCGGATGATGCGGCTTTAACTGCTAATCCTGTCATTGCCGTTCCTGCTGCTGCCGCTGTTGTCGTATATGCAACTAAGCCTTTGCCAGCACCTTCCACCGCTGTTTTAACAGTTGATACACCTACTCCAGTAATTGAAGCAGCCGCAGAACCAACTTGTTTTAATCCGGCTATTACAGGTGCAAACTTACTTGTTAACTCTTGTGCTTTTTGCTTAACACCATCAAACGCAGTACCAATAACAGAAACAGAACTTTTTTGTTCTTTCAAACCAGATAGTTTACTCTTAGTTGATTCCAATTCACGTTGAAACGCCCTATATTGTTCAGCTCCAATATCTCCCTTTTTGAACTGCTGATTAACTTGAGATTGAGCATCTTTTAAAGTATCTAATTTGTTTTTTGTTTCTTCAATAGAATGTTTCAAGAGTTCTTCTTTTTGCTTAGTTAAAGTAATGTTATTAGGATCGAGTTTTAAAAGTCGGTTAACTTTGCCAAGTTCAGAACCAAGGTCTTTTGTTTTGGAATTAACTTCTTTTAAAGCTTTATCTAATCCTACTGCATTACCACCTATTTCATATGTAATACCCTTTATACCTTTATTTGCTATTTTATCTCACCTCTTTTTTATAAAAAAAATAGCTTTATAAAGTTGAAGCTTATCAACTCTACAAAGCTATGTAATATTAAAACTTATCAAAATCAACCTGTGTAGCCATAATAACATTGCTATCATGCTGATTTTCTTTATTTTCTGGAATATTATTAATATCATCATAATCATAAATGTAATCAATAATCATGCCTAAATTCAATTCGTCAATGTCTGCGATGGACAAACCTCTTACTTTACAAGCAAGTAAAAATTCTGCTGCGGTCATAGGACTTTCGCCTTCGGATTCTCCATCGCTATTTAGTTTTTTGATGTTGCCTTTATATTTGATTGAGAAGATACTCCAAGTAATTCATTTAATTGTGGAATAATTTCCATAATAGGAAATGTATTAAAACTGTCAAGCCAAGTTTGAGGATCAGGAATTGATGGATCAGCAGTTTTTGCTAATGTCCATGCAAGATTATAAGCCAATTCAAGGTTTAATTTTGTATAGTCATAATCATCAACAAATGTAATTTTTCCATCTGCTGTTTTAATCTTTTTCTTAGTTTTACTGTCAGCAAAATTTTGCATTTTCATAGCATCAGCCAAGTATTCACGTCCAAATTGATTCTTATAACGATACATAATACCGCCTGTAGCCTTAAAAGTAACATTCTTCCCATCAATCTTAATTGTCTTTTCCATATATATTTTATATCCCCTTATTATTTTATAAAATTAATTATTCACTTGCTATTACAGTGCCATCGTAAACTTTGGTAAACCAAGCATCATAAATTGCCTTTTGTTCGGCAGTATTACTTACATTTGCTTTAATTTGGTGCTTTAAAACACCAGAAATGACTGGGCGACACTTAATATCAAGTGATTCATTTTTATTTTCTGTTTTCTCTTTAACCGTTTCTGACTCAATGTTTGGTCGAGTACATTTACATCTGTATAAAACATGACGTTTTTCTGCCAAATCACCTTTAAATTGGAATAAAAGAGCAAATTCACTGACTTTTGCGTCTGAACTTTCGCTGGTTACACCATTTTTGTCAACGACTTCACCCAAAATATCAGTTTTAAAATCATCTGGTATTAACACAAATTCAATTGAACCATCATAACCGTTATTTGTTTCAAAACTAAAATATTCGACATTATCAGCATAAACAGGTGCTGTATCTCCACTGGCTTTTAAACTTATGGATACTGCTCCTTCAATAGGAACTGGTATTGCATATGTTTCCCCTGTTAATTTAGCATAGTAAACGTTCTCTAATCCGTATTTAACTTTATTTTTTGTTGTTTCTGCCATAATATTAACACTCCTTTTTAAATTTCAATTTGATATGATATTTGATACATTGATTCCGTATCAAGATAATTTTCTATTTTGTCATAAAAAATGGATGCACTATCAAGCGCACCCTCTAACTTTTGTTCCAATTTATTATCTTTTTTTTCAGTATATAATTCTATTGTGAAATTGTTTCTTTTAAAATAGACCTTATTGTCAGCACCAGTATTATTACTCTTTGTTGCAAAATAAATGATATATGGCGGTTGTTTTACTTTCTCACCAGATGCTTTAAAACTGTGATATACAACAGGCAATTTGATAGATTTAAGTAAAGTATATAATTCTTGTATTGACATATTAATTTGCCTTCTTTTCAATTTCTTGCTCTATTTCCTGTTCTATTTTCTCACAGTTAGGTTCAATATGAGGATGACCTTCTACTCTACCTCCGTCTCGTGTAGCAAAACCATTTTCCAAAAGATGAGTCAATTGTGGATCGGACTTATTATGGACAACATAACTAATATTTAAATTATTTTCATATTCCTTATCTGCTTTCCAACCTTTAGAGTAACGATTTAAAATCCTATTTCCTACTTTTTTATTTCTTTTTGGGGAATCTTTTGAAATATTATCTGCTAATTCCTTTGCTTTTTGAGTAATTACTTCTTTTACTTCTCTCATTTTTTCGTCTGAAAATTCTTGTAAACTGTTTGCAATAGTTTCGGCAAAATTAGAATAATCACATTTTGTACTCATTGATTATCACCTACTCTCTGTTCACAATAAAGTTCTATCATCTCATTTGTCCGGTTATAGGTTCGATAAATCGTATATATTTTTCCACTGTCACCAGTAGGATATCTTAACTTTCTTTCTTCTCTATATTCACCAGTTCTAACAATAAAGCAAGCAGAAGGTTTAATATCTGATTGACCAGCAGCAAAAAATTCTGATTGTGGAACTGACTTTGATGAAGCATATACTTTTCTATATGTAGGTGTCTCTATTTGTTGTCCAATATCATCTTCTGAATATGTAACATCAATTAATTCTAAAGTTTTATTAAACATTTGAATCACCTGCATTATACTGTGTTCGCTGATTAAGCAATTCTGCTTTTTTATTAAAATAGTGTTGTAAATACCAATCCTTATCAGGATTCTCTAAACCGAAAAATGCTTTACAATATAATATAATTGCACGGCGAATGTTGCCATCCACCCCATCAATGCCAATAATAATATCCTTAATATCAGCAAGGGCTTCCGACTTTATACCGGAAGCCCTCAAGTCTGCAATTGCTTGCTCAATCAAATCAGTTATCTCATCATCAAAATCTATATTATCATCTGATATCCTTAAATCACTCTTAATTCTATGAAGTAAATCATTCATTCCTTATCACCAAATTAAGCAGCAACTTTTTTAACACGGATAAAACCATTCTTTGCAACTACGTTACCGCCAACAAATATATTACCCTTATGGCAAATCATACCCTGTTTAAATTTATAATCAGTAGAACGCTGGATATCAATATCACTAAAAATAGTCAACATATAATTTGACAAACTACCATATGCCATGCAATATGTATCAGCTGTTGCAGCAGAATCAGAAAGCACACCGCAAGCAGAACTAATAATAAATGGAATACTATTAATTGTACCTGTATTACCATTTAAAACAATATCGTAAGCTCTGCGCTTGTCTGCACCTTTAACCTTTGCAAATGCTTTTAAATCTTTACGATTGATAATCAATACAGCACCGTCTTCAACGTTTTCGTCACCACCATAAGAGAAAATAATATCATCAAGTGTATTTTCGTCGATATTGGATATTTTTAAATCGGTTGTAGTATCAATAGCAGTAGCCTTATCAGAGAAAATACCAGTAACATGACCAGCAGCACCATCACCTACAAGAATCTGTTTTGCAAGTTTCTTACGAAGTGCAGTTCTTACACCGTTAGAAATTTCAGCATCATAATCAATATTAGAAAGTTTACTGATTTCTTCTGGTTCTTCCTGATATGCTGTAATTTTTGTTTTAGCAATGGAAGCATATTTAAAAACTGTTTCGGTGTCGGTATAATCCCCACCTGTAGTTGAATATTCACCTTCGCCGTAAGAGTCTACATAGGCTTGCTCGTAACTTTCACCGCCAACAAGTGGTTTAACTGTTACAGCATCAACAATACTTGATACTGGATTAAAAGTTTGCTTAACATCTGAAGATGTATATTTAGGTACGATAAAATCGGAAGTGCCTATTTTTACAGAACGCATTTCTTTTAAGTCCTTACCCCTCTGTTCTGCAATTTCTTTATCTTTATTTGTTCTATTTTCCATATTATCATTCTCCTTTTCATCTGGTTTTTCAATTTTAATAGAGTCGGTTAATTTCATACGCTTTTCAATATCCGAAAATTCTGTATTAAGACTATTAAGCTCTGTTTCAAGAGCATTAAGATCAATACCTTCTTTTTTATTTTCGATATCAGAACGAATTTCAGCTTTACGGTTGTTAATTTCAAACATTCTTTCTGTTAATTTATTCATTTTATTTTTTCTCCTTTTAATATTAATATAGTGTTTTTAGAATTAGTGCTTTTCTTTTTTGCTCTAAAGTATTAGCATTCTGTTTTTCTATATATTCAGCCTTTACACTATCCAGTGTCTTCTTTAAACTATCCAGTTCATCAGAAGAACGGGCAGAAATATCTGTACCATCATAAGCTGGAAATGACACTGCACTTGTTTCTATTACTTTTGCAATATCAGTAATATGGCGAATAGGTTTGTCAGTGTCTAAGCCTTCCCATTCCTCGCCACGAACATAAAAAATGAAGCTCATTCCATTGATATCCCCACGTTTAATAGAGGAATACAATGCTTTAGCTTCATTGTTATTTTCAACATCAAGAGATGCTCTTATAGAAAGACCAATATCGTCAACTGTAAGTTGTAATGTACTGTTAGCATTATTATTTCGACTTCTCGCTAATGGAATTTTATCCAAATCATGATTTATACTAAAAAGAACATCTGTAAAATCAGTCTTATTAAACGCCCCTCGCTCGATAACTTCATCAAACATATCACCAATATTAGTAGTTTGACCAAATACAGCAGCATGACCTTGTAATATATTACTCTCTGGTTCTACTGCTAAATCTGGAATATTAAAAGCACGATATTCTTTGATTCCTGCTTTAGGTAGTTGTGTTTTGCTCATTGCTGTTATCACCATTCCCTTCTTCTGTTATTTGTTTTGTTCCAAGCTGATAATCATTTACAATACCTCTATCAATATAATTAAGGGATTGTAAATATACTTCTGGATCAGGCGGCAGCGGTAAATTAAAGATTTCACAAATTGTTCCTTTATTTGCAACGCCTAACTCCTTGACACACTGAAACAACTTTTGTTTAGAATCAATATTTAGATATGCTAATTTATCCGCAACAAAATTAACTGTATTCCCAAAATCAATTTCACGCTGACTAAATATCTTTTGTGTAAATTCTTGCTGAAACATAATTGCTAATGGTTCTAAAATACCCTCGTAAAAAGCGTTCCATTCCGCATCAGAATATGTACCTTTAACAATTGACTCACTTACACCAAAATAATTATATATTTTTTGCTGAGCCAATGACATTTGTTTATCATCAACTAATGTTGGTTTCATCTCTAATGGAGTAAATTGGTCGGTTGAATCAGAGACAATTATTCCTCCATTATTTGTAGAATCCAAAAACTGCCCTTTAAAATTATCTCGCTTTTTACTGATATCCTCATCATTTAACATACCCGTTGCTTGTAAAATGCCACGAATAACTGCAGAGTTTTTAATAGCATTTTCTATTCCTTGTCTTATAGTTGACAACAAACTTAAAGCAGGGTTAAGAGGTTTAATATTACTTTCACCGAAAAAGTCATTCTTGTAAAAATGCTTTCTTAGCACAATAATATTATCAATAGGTTCACTTACTCTCTGCCCATGTAAAAAAGTAAATTCAAGGAATTGCTGTCCTGCCTTGTTTTCCTTTAATTCTGCTTGATTATAAAGAATAGGATACAACGCTAATACATTACCAAGACTATCACGCTTAATATAAACATAAGCATTATTATCTAATTCCAATGCTGTAACGAGTTTATATAAAAAATCATAAGAACTCATATCAGGATTTGGTCTTAAACTTAGTAATTTATTTAGTTGTGAATTTGTTTGAATGTTTTTCAACCTATGTTCTGCTTTCATTTTTGCAAAGTGTCTTGCAATTGTATCAACACAAGATCTTACCGTATCATCATTATAAATATCAGAATTAAATGACATAATTTTATTATTATATCCTGACAACATTTGCACAGAAAATAATTGCGGTTTAATGTTTTGCAATTGTTTGCCAAATATCCTATCAAGAAAACTTCGTTTTTGTAGTTTTATACTTCTCACCTACTTTCACTTATCGTCCTTTAATTAATTTCTTATAATTTAAAAAGTTATCCATTAATCCAAAGTAAGCATCATACAAGCTTGCAGTGCCATCTATCCGAAGCTTACGATTCTTTGATTTATCGAATTTTATATTTCCTGCTGGATCTGTTTTAACAGCAGTATTACTCAAACACCACTTTGTAACAGGATTATTATTATAATTAATTAAATGAGACTGGAAATCAACAGCCATAGCTTTCATTGTTGGAGAAACATCTTTAAAACCTTGTCCACAAGTTTTCATTTGAAAACCCTTTTGCGACATTTCCTTAAACCAATACAAACTATTCCATCTATCATAATAAATCCAATATGGAATTATTTTATATTCTTTGACTATCTTTTCGAACCATGCTGTAACGTCCGAATAATCTATTTTTAAACCTTTACAATAAGTAACAAAACCTTTTTTCTGCCAATCATCATAGTGCATCTTATCTTCTTTAATCTTTTTTTCCGCTATATCAGAAGGGATAAAATAATGCTGTAATACATATTTTGTATCATCATTATCATGCATCATTAAGATAGTTGCACAAGTTAAATCATTTGTTTCTGATAAATCCACACCACCAATTGCATAACTTCCTTTAAAATCAGCAATATCAAAAGTGTTTTCATTATTTAGTTCCTCATACGTCAACCAACTCCCCGAAATATTTTCAGGAATATCAAAATCTTTAGTTTTTAATGTTGGTAAAAATGTAGAATCAACTTTTGCTCTTTCTACATTCGCTTTTAGTTCATCAAAAGATTTAATAATTTTTAATGATGGGTTTGCTTTAATCCACATATCAGGTTTATTTATTTCTGTCGGATCATCTAATTCATAAAAAAACGGTAAAAACGCTCCATAAGGCGCTTTACCGTCCAATTTCCCATCTAATAAATTGCATCCATAATCATGTAGAATATCATATAAACCTTCCCTGACAAATCCTGCCGTGCTAATGGTAAATATTAAAGGTTGTTGCCTTGCCGATTGAGATTGTTTAATAACATCATAGGCATAACGATCTGTATTTTCGTGAACCTCATCAACCAATGCTAAACTACAATTTAGTCCATCTGCTAATCGACTATTTTTTGACAAAGGAAACATAGAGCTAAAGTTTAAATCCATATACATATCTGTTTTTCGTTTACGAATCAAACTACTTAATTCTGGTGACTGTAACACCATATTTCTTGCTTCATCGAAAATGATTTTAGCTTGTTGATATTTATTTGCACTACATAATACCTGAGCGCCATTCTCGGCACACATACCAAAAAGTCCTAATCCTGAGAGCATGGTTGACTTACCATTCTTCCTTCCACAAGTGGTAAATACTTCTTTGACTCTAAGCAATTTAGTATCTTTATCTACGAAACCGAAAATTGCTTGCAATATTGCTTTTTGCCATAATAAAAGTTGGACAGGTTTACCCATCCATTGACCTTTGCTATTTTTACAAAATGTTTCTATAAATATTATAGGTTTTGTTGCTAAATCAATATCAAAAATCCAGTTATCAATAGGATGATCTAATTCATACACAAGTTTTTTATACACTTGTTTAATTCGTTTACCAACAATGATTTCTCCATTTTTAATTTTTGAATAATATTCTTTTATATAATTTGTCATTTGCTACCACCTGTAACAAATGCTTTTAAAGCTTCTTCTTTTACATTTAAAGGTTTGTCAGAATTCTCATTTTTATTATCATCTTTCGGAAGTAAGTTTAATAATTGACTCATAACCGATGAGTAACGATTAATCATTGTGTTATAACTTTTGGTTGCTGGATTTTCTACGGGATTTTTGTTGTATGTAGTTATTGCACCTCGGTCATTAACTTCCTGTTGTAATTCTTTTAATGTAACTGACATAAAAGCAGCATTAGAAATTAATTCTTCAGCCATTTTTATTTTATCTTTTGGAATTTCCTTCAAAGTATCTTTCAGTTTTTTTATCTCTTTCTTTATTTCTTTATCTTTATTAAATTCTGCCAATTTGTCCTCACTTCCTGTTAATTATTTGAACCTCACGATGGTAAAAAACCATGTAGAGGAAAAGTTACCCCCACCACCGGTATCCCATAGGTTAAATTTTTAAAAATATAGTGGGGGGATATATTCATGTGTGAAAATATTTCACACAAAGAATTATAATTTTAATATTTTATTTTTTATTTTTTCCAATAAATATAAGATTACCTTCATCATCAAACCTATAACCGTCTGCTGTTGATTGACTACCTGTCTTACTATGTATCTTCGCATGACAATCACGACATACTGTCTCTAAGTTATCAACATTAAATGTAATCATAGGATCATTACAGTTGAAGTCATTAACCCATTCAATGTGATGGACAGTATCACCTTTAGCTCCACAATACACACACATACCACCATCACGATTAATAACAAACTCCCTTAACTTCTCCCAACGTTTTGTATTGTAAAAGCTAAACTTTGGCATTACCTATAATCTCCTCAAAGTCAGGCAAGGAATATATTCCATCAACATCAGTTGGTAAATATATAATTTTAACAAAGTCATCAAAACTAAATTTAGAATTTAATCGCTCATATAACTCAACCAAATAACTGCCAAGTTTCCATTGAGAGTATGTATTAACTCCATATTTATCAACCAGTGTAATATATAAATTCCAAACATCACAATACAGCCCTGATAATTCGTCAATGTCTTTTACACCATAGCCTTTAATTAAGTTATTAACATCAACTTTAGGAGTATACCATTCTAAAACAAATCGTATATTTTCAACTTTAAATCTTTTCATTATTTATTCTCCTTATAATTAAAAAGGTGCAGAGCTATTCACCCTACACCCATATCACAAATATTATCTCTTAATAAACGGAAGATTAAGATTTGGTCTAAAACTATTCATCAATTGCTGTGCCCTCAGCTGAGCAAGATGGTTTCCCATTTCATTCATAATATCTTTATACTCTTTATTATCGTCAGGTATGTCATCATCCATTTTAATAAGTCTACTTTTATGTAAAGGTTTGAGAATCAACTCATCATCTTCAACATTAGATTGCATATCTTTCATGGGTTTATTTTCTTCCTGAATTTGTTCATTTATATTAGTAAAAGCTATTTCAGATATATCTTTACAATATTCATTATCATCCTGTTTAACGACATCTATCATCTCAATCAAATCAGCATTAAAGCTGCAATTTTTTGCACCATGAATATTTAAAACATCATATCTTTTGATTCTGGCTAAATTAATATCTGTTCCATTACTCACAATAGCTTTAATAATTTTATGACCTTTTAAAAAAATCTCGATTGTTTTCATTATTATGCTTCCTCATCTTTCTCTATTGCATTTCCAATTTCTTCCCTAAACTCAGCACTAATCATACTCTCGACATAAAAGCACTCTAAAATATATCTTATATCTTTATCTGTTTTTGCCAACTTAATCTTTGTGACATATTTATCCAACATTATTTACCTCATCTTTATTCTCTTTAAGCTGTTCAACAATACCATTAATAATAGCCTGTTTATCTTCATCCGTTAAAGAAAAAGGTTTTAATGGTTCTGCTTTAACAATACCAGCAACCAATGATTTTTCTGCTCTTTCTTTTTGTTTAGCGGCTTGATATTCTTTAATTGCTTTTTCAATTTCCGGATTATAATCAAAATAATAAACACGTTTGTTTTTATATTTATTATCTGGTCTTACCTCATTGAGATTTTCGAGATATCCCATATCAGCAATTTTATAAAGCAACTCAACGCTAAGCACTACTAAAGATTTACGCTTTTCAGTTTCCATTATTTTATTTCTCCTTGCTTCATCTTATTTTGATAATATGCTTTTGATTGAGCATCACCCTTAGCCTTAATTTCAGCAATTTCTGCATTGCTAATAAACTTAAAAGCCATTCTCATACCATTTCCTTTTGGCTCTTTAAACACTTCGCATAGGTTTTTCAAATACCCAGCAGCAATAATATTACGCAAAATATATAAATTCCTTGTTATAACACAATTTCCACTTTCAGGAGCATAAAAGTCCTGTGGTGTAATCTCTAACCAAGATTCATCCATACTTCTATCATCTTTATTGTTTTTTAACCAATCCGAAATAATAGGCATTATGTACTTATTTTCTTCAAAAACATAAATCGGTCTAGCCTGAGGATCATTTTCATCCATTTTAATTTCTCTTAATGCTGTAAGACCTTTACCCTCATTAATTGCCTTTACCAATGCCATACTTTTAATTTCAATCATTATCATTTTTCTCCTTAATTAAATATTGTTTATATATTAACTGGCATGCCGCCAGAAATAGCCAAGGTAAGGTTCACCAGTCTTTATGTGATTACAAATTACAGAACCAAAATACCCTAATGCCCTATTAATTTCCGGCAAACTTTCAAATTCTGCAACTAAATTATTATTCATATCAAATTGTAATACTTTCTTTGCTCTTTGCGCTGCTCTACGTTTCTGAGCCGTTCCATAATTTAAGTTGCCCTTGTTAGTTGTCCATTCAAGGTTCGTCCATTTATTATTTTTAGGATTTTCATCAAGGTGATTCACTGTATTATATTTATCTGGATGAGGGTTAATAACAAATGCGAAGGCAACTAATCTCTGACCGGATATATACTTTGTTTTTCCATTTTTATGTATTTTAAAACGTGTATATCCACCTTTGGTTTCACCTTCATATATTATTCTTTTTACATTCAAAGAATAAACTCGACCATAATTACTAATCAAATAATTATTATAATACTCATCATAAATTCTAACTGTTTTAAAAATTTCGTCCTCTGCTATAAGTTCTACATTTGGTTGATCTGTTTTCATCTCTCAATTTTCACATTTCCCTTCTACAATAAATTGTTTGTCATCAGTTTATATTTTTAAGCATTATCAAGGGAAGCACCATATCTCACACCATTCCTATCTTTTCCGATAATCACCATTCCGTCTTTCTCCCAGAGACAAGATACTTCCCTTATAATGCTTTATATAAAAATCACGGCTTAGGCTATATATCAACCAAAGCCATAACTTTATATACTTAATAAAGGCACACCCCCAACCTATCGGCTCGTAGATGTGCCCAGAAAGATAAGGTAATACCGGCTATGGCTAACCAGTATTAAAAAATTCAGGCAACGCTTATAACGCTGGAAGTAGTAATTCTTCCATTAATCTGGTTCCATATAGAAAACCATCAGTTCACCCAGCCGTTTACACACAATTTAAGGAGGTGGAGCGGATTGAACGCCCTACGGTTAACGGCAAACGCTTACCAAAATAAGTCTTAATAACTTAATCGCTAATAGACAATATGTAAAACAGGCTGCTGATCCCTGTTATTACCGAAAATATTTCATTTTACTATTGATATTTGCATTTGTATATGTTATATTGTATAAGGATAATTTTAATATTTTTGATTTAAAAAATTAAAACATTCTTTTCAAATTTTCAAGATATATTTTAATTGACTTCGTATCTTCAGTACTCAAATACTTCTTACCCTTACGCCAACGGCAAAAATAGGCTGTATCAATATTTGCATATTCGCAAATATGATTAGCTTTAATACCATATTTATCTATTAAATTATTAATCTGATTACGTAATTTTTCCTGTTCTATATTCACCTATTCTCACCTCTAATATATAATTTTTGAACAATAAAAATTGGGGTTATCTACTTCCCTTATAAGAAGTTTACAGACAACCCCAAAAGTATAGTCTTTATGCTATTTATAACAATTTATAAAAACGCTAATTCCAATTTAGGATGCAATATCAACTTTTTTGTTGGTATAAGCATCTTTTTTTGTGTTACTTTCCAAAATTTCAGCACACTTATTACTACAAGTCTTTTTGTTTTTTATTTTTATAAAATCATTTCCGCAAATAGTGCATTGACATATTTTTTTGTTTTCATTATAAGCCGTATAGTAAATGACAGGATTCCAAGCATTATTAACCATAAAGGCAATTCCATCATTCTTTGGACTAAAATTATAGTCAACTAAACTAATTATTTTACCACTTTTAACTTTTGGTTCTATGACAGATATTAAATTTAGTTTTTTAAGTTCATTTAATATTTTACTAAAATTAGTACTTGTTGGTAATTCTGCCATCATAAGCAACTTATTTTTATTAATTTTACTTTTCTTACCATTTGCAATATAAATTTTATGATTAAATGTACTATTTTCATTTTTAATTTTGCAAAGGCATAAAAAAATATAATATATTATTTGACAATTTCTATTTTTAATATTTTGAATTGTATCTATATCATGTTTATAAATAATTGGTTTTTGACTTTGTAACAAGATATCCAACTTAGATTTAATTGATGTCACCTTATCTATGTCCTTTGTTTGATAAGCCATTCTTGTCTTAGTTTTAGGAGTATAATTATTATTTTTTAAGTTTATAGCAATATTTCTAACTATAATATCTCCGCAACATTGCCACATAATGTTGTTAATTCCCGAAATAGGATACTTCTGGCAATAGCATAAATCTACTAAAGTATCGGTTAATTTTTGCTTATCTGGATAAATATTCAACATTTCCATGAGACATAAACTATAAGTTAAATCAAAATTTGCATCGTTTTCTTCTAACTCATCATCATTGTTTTCCTTATTTTGATCTCTTTCAATCGACTTTAGCTTTTTGCTTAATGATTGTACTTTACTACCAAACTGATAACATAGTTTTTGCAATTTCGAATATTTCTTTGCTGATCTATCAACAATTACATCTCCTTCTGTATTTCTACTTTGAAGCATTGAATAGTCAAAGTCATCAACTTCATATGTGTATTTACATCCTTTTGTATTTGATTCAATATATTTTACAAGTTGATTCATTACACTACTGTTTTGTTCATTTACATTCTTTTTCCCTTTAATATATTTGAATATGTAAGGAAATTGGCTACTTGATACTTCTTCATATTTCTTTTGTATTTCTTTAGGTAAAACAATGTTTTTCTGAGTTTTTGGAAAATCAATTGTAAAATTAGATTTCATAGTGAGATATTTTATCAGATTAAGCGTTTCGCCGTCTAACACATCTTGATTCCAGCATTTACTTATAGCATTTGAAATATATCCAATAGACTGACCTTCTTTATTGCACGAGAAACTGTTTACTAATGTATTATAAATGGTTTTTTTAGTAATCTGCTGAGCAGGTGCTTTATACATTCTATAAAATAGTACATCATGCGGCTTTACCATTTTAATTAGGGTATCATTTGGCACGATTGCGAGCGTATCGCCATCAGTATCGCCTTGCACACAAAGCATCAAATAATCGTGAATACTATAAATTATATTTTGACCACAATATTTAAACCATTCTTTACATTCGGACGAATATAAAATATTTCTTATCGTATGTTCATTATTGAGGTGCGGACTTCTGAGAATGTCTGCTCTATTAATGTCTTTATCCTGATAATATTGGCAATAAACATAATTATCAGGGATTAACCCCTTAGGTTCTTTTGTACCTAAAAACAACCATTCACAAAAAGCATACATATCAGGCATAGCATATCCATAGAAGCCATCTAATTCAATTTTACCGCATAATAAATCTTTTTTATATCCAGCAACCATTCGTTCTAATTTTTGTTTTACCCACTTATCTTTTAAGAGTGCAGGATATAACATCAATGCTTCCTGAAATGGTTTTTTAATTTCATTTTCATTGGATGCTCCAAATTTATTAAGAATAGTATTTGTATCACTATGCAACAACTGATAATGTTGAATGCTCTTATTACAAAGTGCTTTAATGTGTTCTTCATCCGCTTTATCCCTATCAAGTGTTTGTAAAAACTGATAAGCCATTTGTATATTATTTTTATTCGGATTGTTTATAGCAGTTGCAGAAAAACTTAATTCTTGCTTTTTAAATTCATCCTTGTATTGCTGCCAACTATCATATTTTCCCCAAGTTTTAAGTTGGCTTTTAGTAAGTATCATCTGAATATCATCTTGAATAATATCATATTCTTTATTTTTCCAAATATCTTTAACTTTACTACTGTCATGCTCTTGACACCAAATTTTAAAATTAAATGGAAAGATAGCACCTTTTACCCAACTTGAACGAATTTGAAAACCAGTTAAAGGATAATTTAAATCTAATTGTTGTTCTATTTTTTTCATCGCATTGGGCAATATCATACCTGCCCCATCGGTCATATTAAGCAAATCAGGCAAATTCATCTTTTGATGAGTAAAATTATTCTCATGGTCAATAAATTCTACTAACTTATTAACTGGCAGTTCCATATCGTCAACAACAATGACTTTATCAATATCAATAGTAATTGGTTTACTGGCTGATAATGGAAGGGCTAAATACGCTAACATTTTACCTGTATTCAAACCACCTGTTTGATTTATTTTATCCATGCTTAAACCGCACATATATTTTTTATAAATATATTCATCCATTATAGATTTTTCAATCAATGTCAATTTTGTTTTTCTTTGTTGACCTGCTGCGGCAGTATATACACAGTATTCAACACCATCAAATAATAACCCATTGTCAATAATTTGATTCATAATTACATTGTGGTTACGGGATATCTTTAAAAACACAATACCCTTAAGTAAATTTTTATCAAATCCAATTTTTTGAATATTTTCCGGCTTATTTTTTTCAATCCATCGAGAAATATCACTTTCAAATAATGAAACTACATTAGATTGTTTATTTTCCAAAAAATCATTTATTGCCTTATTTATTGATGACTTTCTAATACATCTTATTCCTTTGAAATTCACAAGTTTCTGTTGAAATTCCTTTTTCTTCTTCTGTAATTCCTCTTTTGAATATTTCTTTAATTCATCAGCCATTTCATTTTCACTCATATCATTTGGCTTTGTTTTATCTTTATAATTGCTCAAAAGTGAGAATGTAGTAAACTGATATACATATATTTGATTTAATTTTAAAGCCATATTTTATATAATTCCTTCTTTCTTTTAACTCAATAATTAATTTCTCAATGCCGTAAGGCATATTCGGCGGCAGCTCGTCTGCCACCGCCTATTGTCAAGGACTACATTAAATGATAATCACCAGTATTATGAATTAACTCAATGACTAAATCACATATCCTATTTGTTACAATATCACCTTTTTCAACTTTACTAACTAGCACCTTGATATCCTGCTTTGAGTATGTACTAACCAAAAGATTAGTTATTTCAGTTCTATACTTCATAAATCGTTTCATTTCATATTCATGACTTTCATTTGACATCATGCCACTATTTTTAAATTTTGCTCTTAAATATGCAGACTTACTGATTCTTGGCTCTAAATTTGATAGACACGAAATTAATAATTCAGTATTCAATTGCCTATTTTTAATCATTTCAGTATAATATGTTATTTTTTCTCTTGTCATATATTGTTATATTTCCTCCATTTTCTTTATGTCTTACAGACGGTTAGACAGTACCGAAACAAGTTTCGCTACTGAATACCAGATTTTAAGTTATGTCAAATTCCGCTACGCTACATTTTCCAAACTTAAAATCTGTTGAATTAAATTTTTATTATTTTATTAATTAAAAACTTAAAATCCCCATTAATACTGACTTGACACCACAACCAATATCAAACCGTTATATATGGTTTTGGCTTATTGTGGTTTCTGTGTAGGAATAAAGCCGTTTTTTAAATATGCTATGCTACTTTAAATTTTAGTAACCAATATCTTTTACCATAATGTTCATCTGTTCTTCGATTCTCTTTTTCCGATATAATATAATAAGGTAATTGAATATCTTTAAAATAATCATTGACTGTAATTACTTTATAACCGCCTTTTAATGGTTTTAAAACTTCTTTTTTTAGTAGTTCAACAAAATTTGTTTTTTCATCACCAAACAAAGGTCTGTCCAGATAGTAATTGAATTTATCTTCAAGTGAAATTTCAGTATAGTAACTTGATAAATCCTTGAAGTTTAAAAAATCAATTTGCATATACCGACAAAATAATATTAAGTGTCCTAATTTTGTGTCCGTATCATTTATTTCTTCAGCTATTTTCAAATCATGTTTATACTTAAACTCTTTTGCTGCATTTACTACATATTTAGAAATATTTTGATTAGATTCAATACTCTCTGTGTACAATAATCCATGCAAATTTTTACTACCATACTTTTTATTAAACTCTTCATTGTTATGGCTTCGAAAATATTCCAATGGTTTCAGTTTGAAATTCGTATTATTTATTACGGTTGAAACCGCTGATTGCTTAACTTGCCGGATATAGATGTTGGGTAATTCTTCTCCATCTCTTATCCTCCTGCGACCTATGCATTGAATGATTGTATCAAAATCATAAATATCAATTATAATATGTTTCAGTTGTGGATCATTAATATTGATACCATTTTCAATTACATTAGTCGTAAAAAGAATCTGCTTATTAAACTTTTCATTCTCTTTAAGCTGCTTCAATGTATCCATATCACATTTATCCCCAAAACGCTTGTTACCTTGAGCACAGATAAATGAAGAATTGTTTGGAAAGTCATGATGAAACTCTAATGCTCTATTGATGTTTTTACTGAAATAAATTGCTTTTTCATCTTTGGGTAATTCGGTCAAAAATTTCTTTATCACATCAAAGCTATTCCAATAATAATAATCTTTAAACACATAAGGCTTGGTTATTTTGTATTTAAAATTCAGCTTATGCTCTGTTTTCTGATTAAAATAATCTTCTAATGTTTGAGATGTTGCTGATAAAAACACAACTAACTCTTTGTCTGTTTCATTAATAAGATAGTTTAACGGTACATCAGTTTCATCTGCAAATATAGAATCATTAAAAAAGTAATGGGCTTCATCACTAACAATTAAATCATAAATGCCCTCTATTTTATTTCGCTGGAACTTGATATAATTAATCAGCGATTGATAATTCATTAAGGTAATAACATCTTCAACCTGTTCACCATATAAAGATATTAATTGTTCTTTAAGCCAAATTCTATTAGTTAAAAACAGCATCCTCCGCTTATTATTTTTACACATATGATATAAAGTGTTCATGATAAAATATGTTTTTCCTGCTCCAGTGTTTGCAGTAATGAGTATCTTATGCCCTCTCTTCCATCCTTGAATCATTTCAGGAGTAATAACATCAGCTATATGTTCTCCATTTTGTAAATTACGAACTAAATCAAAATTGGGTTTTTGCTCTGTCATCATATATCAGCGCACCCCCAATATTAATAACTGCGCTGCATGGACTTATTTATTGTGTAATTGTCTATGCATTGTTCTAAAGCAGGGGATTGTTTGAATATGTAAATAACACGCTTTGGATTCTTTAAATCTGTTTTTACATCTACTAAATGGAAGTGGTTAAACATTAACCATCCGGCTAATGCACTTGATAGAATTACTTTTGTAGCTACTTTATTTGTTTCTATAATCTGTTCACGATCCTTTCAAATTGTCATTTCTTTATCATTTTTACATATTTTTGCCTGTGCTGAGGAAACAGAATAACTATGCTGTCCACCGTGATAAATGCTGCATCAATTAATGTAAACCTATCCGATGGATAATAGTTAATCAATCAGCCTTCCTACTCTTTTATTGCTGTTTCATATAAAAAATTTAAAGTTTTTTGTTGCTCTTGATCTTTCAAGCCTAATTCTAATACGAGATTACGTTTTATTTTTATAAAAGTTTGCTTTGATAAATTTGGATTCTTATCTTTATTCTTTTTATAGATGCTTTGTAAAGTATCTATATACTGGAAAGCAACATCATATTTTTCAAGAAGTACTTTTTCCTCTGTTGGAAGTTCTGTATATGCATGAGCATCATACATATTACAAAACACGTGAAAAACGGCAGTATCATCTTTACATTTCAAGTTGCTCATTATCAGCAAATAGTGTAATACTTCATGGCGGATATTTTGCTTAAGCTCTTGAATTTTCAAAGGAAATGTATTATAAATATTAATCTGGCTTTGCATACCAGATAAAGTACATTCACCTGAGAAGATAATATTTGTTTCTAACTGTTGATAATCTTTACAAGATGGATAGAAAATTATAGGTAAAATATCTGGATTAAGGAAAAAACCATATTTCTCTATCATTCCTGAAAAAAACTCTTGTGCATACGTTCTTAATTCCTTGCATTTATTGTAAAATTCAACTTTGCATTGATCATCCTGCTCAAATCTATTTTCCACTTGTATAACTTGTTCTTTTAAAGTCGTTTCTATTCCTTCTTTCCTTATTGTGCAGGGCAGGACTCCCCACCCTGCTTATCTTATTTTACTTACATGTTATAATCAATTAAGCCAATATAAACATCTTTGCTGTTTGGGTTTGATTTAATACAATAGGCTTTAGAAACTTCAAATTCAAATAAATCTTGTCGCTGATCTTCATCAAGTTCAACAATACACTTCACTCTTTGTATGTTTACTGAAAACTCTCCTATCTGTTCGATGGGTATAGTTTCTTTGCCTGTTTCTTCATCAATAGTAGGATTATGATTACTAAAGGATAGCCAATCACCTATTTTTTGTACTTCATGATAGTAAGACGAAAACAAATTAAATGCTAAATCTTCATTTTCATCATCACCTACATTAATGAAGAAACCGCCGCAGTGGCTTATTCCATGACCTAAAATTTCTATTAAAAATTTGCTTGCTGATACTACTGTATTTTCTTGATTTTTCAATATAATAATCCCTTCTTCCTTCTCACATCGCAATAAAAGCTACATTGTATTTTATACCGTCCGTCTTTTCAATTACATATATCGTAACTTGCTTGACCGTTGGATCAATTGTAATAGATGCAATGTCATTAATCGGAATATCAATGCAAGTTTGATTTTCAAGATTTTCATCTGCACAATAAAAGCTCATTCCATTTTCATCTATCCATGCATCAGCAATATCCATGGCTTTCATATTTTCTGAATACATTGTTGCAATCAGATTTTCACTGTCAGCCCCATCAATGACATACTCATTAATCATATCTATAAACTTTTCAATCTGAGATACTCGGTTTGGGTTTGCTTTGTTTAATGGGTTGGTTTTCCTTACAATTTTGTCTACACAATAATCTTCTCCAATCTGAATAAGATGGTGATTCATAATCTGATTCATTGCATAAACAAATAAATCATCGTCACCATGTGTTGTTGTTGATTCTATATCTGTAACCACTTTACCCCATTCAAGTGAGATAATAAGACAATGACCGAATAGTACAGTTTTCTTAATATCATGCGGAACGTCAGACCAGAATTTAACCATTAGGTCATCATATTTAACACAATCCATTTCTGCGGTATTTGGTCTTTGACGTTTGGCATACTCACCAGCGTACTCATAAAGTACATCTAACAGTACTTGTTTCATTTCATAGCAGATAGAACAACTTTCCTCATTTTCATGAATCCAATCGTTGAAAGAATAATTTTCATTTCTCTCAATTTGTTCGGTTGAAGGAAATTCCTCTGGATTTAAAAGCAGTTCCTTTAACATTTCATACTTATCCTTTGTGCTATGCTCATTCCATTCATCCGCAATGATGACCAGCGTTGTATTTACGATAGTGTTCATGTCAATTTTTGTATTTGTCATTTAATAACTCCTTATAATTTTATTGTTTTAATTTTTTTGGGATTCTCAGGTGCGCCATTTCAGATGCGCCCTTTGAATCTTAAATGTACTGTTACTGAACTGAATATTGCTTGTTGATTTCACTCTGGATTTCATAAGAAATACATCTGCTTAAAATTTCAAAAGCTATGCTTGGTGAATAGTTATCAATAGCATCACAAACATTTAAAACATTGTTCCAACATTTCTCATTACGCATATCTTCAGCTCTTAACAATCCAGCAAAATTGAGTTCAAGATATCCTACATTTTCATTGTCAAGATTAAGGGATACGCTCTTTTCTAACTTATACTTTTCGATTATATCAATATAATCAAATGCATCAGCAATACTACATTCAAATTTATCCATAATGGTTTTTGGTGCTATACACTTTTGTTCGGAATGTGCTGTGATAAGCAAAATATCTCTTACTCTACTAATTAATTCTTTGTTCATTGAATTTTTCCCTTTATATTTTTAAAATGATTTATAACCGCATCAAATTCAATTACAATATAATTGCTTAAAATTTTACTGTGCATGAATAAGTGCATACAAATGTGCCAATACTGGCAATTAGAGAAGGTTTTGCTATGTTCCACCATAGCAAAGTCTTTTTCTTTTTGCCTTAAAAACAATCAAGTCTTACATCACATCCTTTCCAAATTTTTACTATAATCACATTTTATCACAATTTACGTGATTGTCAAGTTAAAAATCACAAATATCAAGATATATATTATTAAATACATTATCGTGATTAGTTGACAATATCACTGATTAGTGATATTATGTATATATTATAAGAACGGAGTGATAATATGTTTTTAGACAGACCAGCTAATAGAATGCGTCTTACAGAAAAGGTTCGGCATTTTATTATAGATGAAAGAGAAAAACAAGGAATAACAGCTACACAATTAGCAAAAAAAATGGGACATCCGCAGTCATGGATAGCTCAAATTGAAAACGGTCGTACTAAAACTATAAAACATTTGGACTTTGTGAAGATATTCGAAACCATTTTAAATCTTGATGATGAAAACGCTGACAAATATTTAATTGAAAATATTGATAAATTTCATTCAAAAGGATTACATGAGAAATTTAGTTCAATTGATAAAGATACAAATGTATCAGTATATAAAGTTGATGATAGTAAAAAGTTAAAAGAAGATTATTCAGAATTAATAGAAAACTTAAATACAGGACTAAATTTTTTCTTTGATAAAATTGATGATAAACAAGATGCGGTAAATATGCTACGTGCTTTTGTTGTTAATCTCCATTGTGATATGGGATTTACATTAAGCGTAACGGCACTTCCATTATGTAGAATGGAACGTGTTGAGCATGAAGTAAAAAGAAAAGTTATTCATACATTCTTTGACATAATTAAAGAAAATGGTATGGATTGTTCAGTTGATGATAAAGATGATGATGAATCCGAAAAATAATTCATTATATTTTTCCCCTACTGGTGTAATGGCAGTAGGGGATTTTTACTATTACCCAACAATAAATCTATATTGCTATCTACTACAATTCTTTTGTGGCTTATCCCCTGTTACATATTTAAAAGGTGTTTGTGCATATAAAGGCTGAACCTCCAAATTTTCTCCATAACGGCTTACGGCAGAATGAACATTAGTATGTTCCTTCTCGGCAATACTGGAATATATACGGTCAAGATTGACAAGTTGCATTATTGATTCTCCTCCCCATTTCTTTCAGTTTTGGAAACGGAAAATTCAAGTGGTTCATCTGAACCATCAAAATACACTGTAAAATCATATGATTCAAAATAGTAGCGTTCTGTAATATCCGAATTGGAAAGCTTCTTTTTAATTTTGCGAATGTTGCTTAAAATTGCAAAGTTACTGTATTTGTCACCGCTTCCAACCACAAAATCAATAGAATGTCTGCCATTTAATTTTATTTTTTGAGAGTGCAACTCATAGCGAAAAGTAACAAAATTGTTTTTATCACGGTTTAAAAAATAAAAATGATACTTGTCATAACTTTTTAAGTCATCATACAGGGATTTAATATCTGGCTTAATTTCAACCGATTTAATAATTGCACTCTGCTCTTTAAGGTGCTTTGCGATAAAATCCAGTTCACCATAAAAGTGTTTGTTTCCAATGATCTGATTGTCAATGTGTTCAATAATACTATCTGTGTCAATGCCGAAAATACAAATATTAACACGCTTGTCTTCAAGATTGCTGCCTACCATAGCATCGTCATATTCGAGTAATAAACCAAGATTATTTTCTATTAGCATTTCTGCATCAACACCGACTTTTGACAAATCAACTATAAAGTAATTTTTGTGTTGCTCTGCATTGTAATAGCATTTAGAAAAATCGAAATTGTACGGTAGGAAAAACTTAATGTCCTTAAAGTCTTTAACTGTGCAAGTGGTCGTGTTCACTGTCATTGTATTTGTGTTTGTCATAATAATTTACCATCCTTATAATTATTAATTTAGAGGTTTTCCGCCTTTGAAGGCGAGCCGTGTTTATTTTGATTTTCCATTTTTGGCAAATCAAGTTCGTATATTTGTACAAGGCATTTATAGCCTATTTGAGCCTACTTTAATTTACCTATCAAACTATATTGATTGACTTGATATATGCCTGTATTATGCCGAATACATAAGCAGTGCTTATACTGATTGATTAAATATCATTAGAAGTCTTTGCTTTATGTGCTGATAGATTGCTGTTAATGTAAGGCTTAATAATTTAATGCAGCTAAAATATCCCATTGCTAAAGTTGCTTTTTGGGTTTGAAATAATAGTGTTTTTACTTGAGATATATTATCGCATTGGATCTCTGTAGCTACTCCTTGTGTAGCTGGACAATATTCGGTTTTAATGAAAGTCTCAGATGATTTTGGTGCTTGATATACATTTGATATATTCATCGGCTTTATCGCTCTCCTTTAAACTTTTTAATGCTTGTAGATGTATCTCACGGTCAATATCATTTGTGTCTTGCGTTAATTGCCATTCCAGTGCTGTAATTTGACGCTGAATTTTAGCCTTATCTTTGGGAACTTCTACTGCTGGTATATTCATTGACTTGCCTTGCTTTCGTTTTGATTATTTGTGTTTCGCTTATGGTTACATAATACACGATATAGATTATATTGTCAATACCTTTTTTGATTATTTTTGTAATTAATTTATTGATTTTAGTAATCAAAAATATTATAATAGTAACATCAAACAAAGGAGGTGCTTTATGCCAGTATCCGATAAAATAAAAGCACTATTAAGTTTAAAAGGCAAAAAAAGTTATGAATTAGCAGAATACTTACAAATGTCACCACAGGCAATGCGAAACAAATTGAGTAGAGATAGTTTCTCTGCTGCCGATCTAATCAAAATTGCAGACTTTCTTCATTGTGATTTAGCATTTACAATTAGTGATAATCAGAAAATTAGTTTAGAATTATCAGACATTGCAAAAAAGTAGACTAATGAAATAATTTAGTTGCTATGTATGGAGCTTTCTAATTGGAAGCTCCTTTTTCTTATCACCTACTTTCATTCTGATATATGGC